CACAGCGATTACTACCACAATAAAAAAGTCAACGATTGGGCGTTGACTCATTTAGAATATGCAGACCTAATGTGTGAGAGCAAAGCAAAAAACCTAGCGAGTTTTGCTTTGTATGAAGAAGCTAAAAAATTAAACTTTATCTGAAGACTTTTTAGTTCTTTTTCTTGAAGTTGTCTTTTTCACTGCTTCTTTTATGTCTTTGACATTGACTTTGCCATCATTGTTTTGGTCAAGAACTTTTTTGGTTCTTGCTTTTGCTTTTTTGGGAGCATTTTTCATGTCAATAACATTATCAACTGCAGGCTTGACTTCTTCAACTTTGGTTTCAACGACAGGGGCTGGTTCTGGTTTTGTTTCAACAACTTCGGGCTTAACCTCTGTTGCTACAACAGGCTCTGTTTTTACAGGCTCTGTTTTTACAGGTTCTGTTTTTACAGGCTCTACTACGGGAGCGACAACAGGTTGAATTGGCTCAAGAGTAGGTTCAATTTTTTCATATTCCTTCAACCTTGCTTCTTCAAGTTCATTTTCACGTTTTATTCTTAAAATAATGAATACTGCAACAATTGCAATGAATATAATACCTATGATTTCCATAATTTTCTCCTTTTTAATATTTATCAAAAAACAATCTTATAAATAATTTTGAGGTGTAACATGCTAAACAAATTAAAAAGCTTATTCAAAAAACCAGAACAACCACAGCCGATAGTAATTGAAAAGGTACCTGAAGTACAAGTAGAAAAAGAAGTTGAACCAGATATCAAACCAGTTCAACCTAAGAAGCCAAGAAAGCCAAGAAAGCCAAAACAAGTAGAAACTCCAAAAACTCTTTCTGCTAAAGAGTTAGCAACACAAAACAATGAACCCTACATTAACATCATTAAAGTAGAGTTAGATCATAACAATATCAACAATGGGAGTTTTGAACTAGATTGGAATGACAAATTTGTATTGAATTTAATTCGTGCAGGGTATAAACTACGTGATGATGAATCTGATCAAACTATCGTTGATAGATGGTTTCAATCTGTTTGTCGCAATATTGCTCTTGAGTTATATGAGCAACAAGTAGCAGATCCTGAAAAACGTGATGATATTCGTATCATTAGGTCTAAGGATATTGGTAATGGTAGGTCGGAAGTAAGTTAACCATAGAGATACACATGATTGACATAGATGTTTACGAACCTGACTTTGTTATAAGTTGTAAATTTCTTAATTCTAGCGGAGAAATTTATGAGATAATGAGGCGTAAAACTATTACCAGGGCATATGTATACGCAATGGTATACCAACCAAAAACACTTTATGCTGATATTTTAAAGGTAGGAATGAGTGCCCCTAGTTTGAAAGAAAAACGTGAATATCAAGTAGGTGAAAGAATTGTACGACAAGCGTCACATGTTCCGGGATGGGATTCAGATCCGCCCTATAGTAGTCATGGATCGGACTTTTATTATGCAATACGAAATTTTTTGATACCAAAAAAATTAGTTGTTGAAAACTTTAATAAAGATATGTTGCATATTGGAGTTTGGAATATTAGTCAAAGAGCACACTGCAATGTAATAGAAACTGACGACGATGATTTTACACTTGCAACATGGGCAGAAGGTGAACTAGCAAAACAATACAAACAAACACACAGTAATAAACTGCCTCTACTTAACAAAGTAGATCCAACTCAAACAAAAGTGTATAATAAACCATTTCTTTCAAAAGAAAACTTTAATGAAGTTTTTGCTTTTTCTTAACATCACGAAATTATAGAGTTTAATGATGTTTACAAATCTGCTCAAAAATAAAAACAGACCTAAATGTATTGTTGAAGGGTGTAACAGCTTTGGTCAAAACACCGGTCGTAAAAGAAAAGATGGAAGTATTTATTACAGAAAAGAATGCCATGCACACCATTGTCAAAAATATCGTTTAGGTGATTGGGTATATAAATCTTATCGCAAAGAATATTGTGAAAATATTGATGGTAGACTTGGATTCAAATGTACAGCTACTATTTTGAAGGAACATTATAAAAATTTGTTAGATACTGACCACATCAACAATAATCATGATGACAATCGTGAATGTAACCTACAAACTCTTTGTGCAAATTGTCATAGAGTAAAAGGAAAACTATATGGACACCTTACAAATTTAAATTACATACAACGTCTGTTCGCACAAAATAAAAATTTGTTTGACAAGAAAAATAATAATAGTTATAATTCAATTCATGTTTAACCATAATCAGGCATAAAAATGCGATACGCACTAATTGACACAGCTAATCTTTTCTTCCGTGCCCGTCACGTAGCAAGTCGCAATAGCGATCCACAAGAAAAAGTAGGCATGGCCCTTCATCTAACACTAGCTTCGGTTAATCAGGTTGTTAGACAACATAAGATTGATCACGTTGTGTTTTGTCTTGAAGGTCGGTCATGGCGTAAAGATGTATACGAACCTTACAAGAAGAATCGTATCGTTGATACATTGTCCCAAACTGAAGAAGAAATTGAAGAAAACAAGTTGTTTTGGGAAACTTACGAAAAATTCTGTACTTTCATCCGTGAAAAGACCAACACTTCAGTAATTCGCCATGAACGTGCTGAGGCTGACGATATCATTGCACGATTCATCAATCTACATCCAAACGATACACATTACATTATTTCTTCTGATACTGACTTTGTGCAGTTGATCAGTGAGAATGTACACCAATATAATGGTATCACTAATGAATTGATCACACTGAATGGCTTTTTTAAGGACAACGGCAAGCCTGTCCTTGAAAAGGACAAAACACCAAAACTTCTTGAAGATCCACAATATCAATTGTTCAAGAAGATCATCCGAGGTGATGCTGGTGATAATGTGTTCACAGCATATCCACGTGCTCCTGAAAAGGGTAGCAAAAATCGTGTAGGTATTCGTGAAGCATTTGAAGATCGTACAAAGCAAGGATTCAAGTGGAATAATTTCATGCTACAACGTTGGACTGACCACAATGGTACAGAACAACGTGTGCGTGAATGCTATGAACGTAATCGTATGCTAATTGACCTCACCGCACAACCTGATGATATCAAACGTGAAGTTGATGCACGTATAAAGTCATCAGTACGAACCAGCACGATCCCTCAAGTTGGAATTCATTTCATGCGATTTTGCAAGCAATATGAATTGACTAAGATTGGTGATCAAGCTGAAACATATGCAAAATGGATCAACAGTCCATACATCGGGGAAATTGTCAATGAAGGAACATGAACATTTTGATATATTAGGTAATAAGATTGATGTGGGAGCTATTGTTGCCTTTTCACACCACAACAGTTTAGCTATTGCAAAGGTAACTAAATTAAACCCAAAGATGATTTCAGTTAAACGTGTTGGTGGAAAATACAAAGCAGAACACTATAAGTATAGTGCAGATACTGTTTTAATTCCAGAAAAAGATGCAGTCATGTATATTTTGAGGCAAACATGATTAAGATTGACGTTGACCTACATAATCCATATCACAATGAAAACAAATTTGGTTTTCGTAGTTTGTATGACAAAGCTTTTCGTGTATCTGAAAACCGTACATTAGAATTTCAAATAAGTTTCTATCTTAAAACATTGATTGGATTAAGGTTTCAAACAGCTTGGCGCGGAAGAGATCATGCTGGGCCTGAGTTTGAAATCACTTTGTTTGGGCTTACTATTTGTTTAAGTCTACCTGACAATAGACATTGGAACTATGACAAAAATACATGGTATAAATATGGGGAAGAGGAACTAGATGAGTAACAGTTTAATTGCTAAACCTATCGTTAAAGATCAGTATTGGTTGATTACTGATGGAAATCAAAAAGTTGGAAATGTTTCTGTTAATAATTTAGGCTATACAGTAACAATAAATGGTTACAATAAAACCTATACCAACAAACAAGAATTACAAAAGCAAACAAAAATTACCTTTCAAAAACTTGTTTTAAACCTAAAACATAAGATACCATACGATGAATATCCAACTACAGCTAGAGTATTCAACTCTATTATGGATATCAAAAAGAAGGTACATCTATACACTAAGACAAAAAAGAGTAAATGCTACTATGTTGCAGGTTGGTTTGTAATGGAACAAAATGATGTCAAAAAAGTAATGTTTTGTCCCAAATATATTTTTGTTCAACGGTATAATTATTTTGGTCCATACAAAACAAAACATGAAGCAGAAGAGCAACTAAATAAATTATGCTCTACATAA